GTCGGAAATCGACCTGATGGGGCCGAACGCGGCACTCGCAGGCAAGCAGGACCAATCCGCTTCCGGCCGTGCCGTTCTCGCCTCGCAACAGGGCGGGCAGATCGAACTCGCGATCCTGATGGACCGCCAGCGGCACTTCAAACACCGTGTTTATAAGCTGATCTGGGCCATGATCCGCCAGTATTGGACGGCCGAGACGTGGATCAGGGTCACGGACGACGAGAACAACCTGCGTTTCGTCGGTCTCAACCGTCCTGTGACGTTGGCGGAAGACCTGTTGAGCCAAGCCACGGACAAGGGCATCGACCCGGAACAAGCGCAGCAGCAAATGAGGCTTCGGGCGCAGCAGGACCCGATGTTCGCTCAGCAGCTTGGGCAACCCGTCCGCACCGAGCATGTCCCGGCTGATATGAGCATGGACATCATCCTTGACGACGTTCCTGACACTGCAAATATCCAGCAGGAACAGTTCAGTATGATGGTTGATCTCGCCAAAACAGGCGCGGTCCAGTTCACGCCGGAACAGTGGATCGAGATGTCCGGCCTGCACAACAAGGCGGGCATCCTCAAGAAGATGGGCGATCAGAAGCCCGATCCTGCGAAGCAGGCCGCCACACAGGCGCAGCTCGAAAAGGTTCTCAAGGATCTCGAAAAGACGAACGCCGAGATCGACAATCTCAAAGCGCAAGCGGCATTGAACTATGCGAAGGCGGATCAGACCGCAGCATCGACCGTCATTCAAACGCCGACGTTGCTTCCGCCGCAGTCCATTCCGCAAAGCCAGCCGCAGCCACAGGCTCAGCCGGTGCAACCGCAACAGGCCCCACAGCAGCAGCCGAACATCCGGCAGGTTTATCCGCCGCCGCAGCAAGCCTCGGGGTTCTAACTAACATATCATTCCGCGTTTCAGAGCCCGCCCTAACCCGGCGGGCTTTTTGTTTTGGTGCGTCCCGCCGCCGGGGAACGGGCGTCTCGCACACGCCAGCGACACAGGCGTTTTGAAGGACCACTCATGACAGCAACGACATTGGAGAGTCTTCTCGAAGGCGCCGTCCAAAACCTAAGGGCGGAGCAAGCTTCCCCATCCGCAGAACCAGCGCACGAGCCAGAGCCAAGCGCCCCGGCCCCGCAAGCTGCACCAGAACCGGAAGGGACGGGCGTAAAGGATGGGACGCCGCCATCTCATGAGGATGAACCCGCCGATGCCGAAGGCCGATTGAAGGCCCTGATAGGCGAACGGAAAAAGCGCCAAGAGACAGAGCAGAAGCTCAGCGAACGCGACAAGGAATTCGCTGAACTCAAAAAGAGGTTGGAAGACGTTGAGGGACGCGGGCAACCGCAATCTCAACAGCCGACACCGGCCGCCAAGCCGGCAGAGGTTCCCGATCCCTGGCTCGATCCTGAGGGCTATGCCCGACACATTCAGGCCGAAACGGAGAAACGGACCTTCGCAACGCTCGTCACCGTCAGCCAGGGCGTCATGCGCTCGAAGCACGACGATTATGACGACGTTGAAAAGATCTTCCGCGACGAGTGCAAGTCCAATCCGTATCTCGCCAAGCAGCTTAGGGACTCCGCCTTTCCGGCGCAGTTTGCCTATGAGCAGGGCAAGAGACTGATGGCCTTGCGCGAGATCGGGGACGATCCCGCAGCCTTCAGAGCCAAGATCGAGGCCGACATCAAAGCCAAGATCGAAGCCGAGAAATCTGCGCCGCCTCCCTCTGCTCAGCCGAGCCCGGCACCCGCCGCATCGGCACCTCCAACGCCACAACCGCCGCCCCCACCGCCGTCGTTGGCGGGAGTCACTTCGAGTGCGCCGCGAAAAGCCACGGCCAAGTTCGAAGGGCCGACGCCTCTGGATGCAATCTTAAAATAATGGAGGGCCATCATGGCCGAGACAGCTGTTCCCTCAGGTATGACCGTCCAGCAGTGGGACGATCAGTACTTCCAGGAATACTACAATAAGAACTGGTTCAAGAAGTTCATGGGCACCGGATCGTCTTCGATGATCCAGGTCCGTGAAGACCTGACCAAGAAGCCTGGTGACTCGATCACCTTCCAGTTGATCAACAACCTCACGGGCTCCGCAAAGGGCGCGACCGAGGATCTGGAAGGTCAGGAAGAAGACCTGATGCTTCGTTCGCACAAGGTCACGGTGGCCGAATTCAGCCATGCCGTGAAGTGGTCGAACTTCGAAGCGCAGAAGACCGCGATCGATCTTCGTTCGGCACACAAAGACGCCTTGATGAGCTGGAACCGCCGACTTGAGCGGGATCAGATCATCGCGGCCCTGATGTCGATCGATGGCGTTGCTTATGCTGATGCCTCGGAAGCCGCGAAGGATGCCTGGCTGGCGAACAACTCTGACCGGGTGTTGTTCGGCAAGACCAAGAGTAACAACGCCAGCAACGATCACTCTGCGGCGTTGGGCAACATCGACGCGACAGACGACAAGCTGACGCCGGGTGCCATTTCGCTGATGAAGCGCATGGCAAAGCAGGCAACGCCGAAGATCACGCCGTTCGTGCCCCGCAGCGCCGTTTCGGACTCGGACGCTTATGTCCTGTTCGCAAACAGCTATGCGATGCGCGATCTGGCGAATGACTCGACGTTCGTTCAGGCCAACCGCGAAGCTCGGGAACGTGGCAACTCGAACCCGTTGTTCGATAGCGCCGACTATCTCTGGGATAACGTCTTCATCTACGAGATCGAAGACATCCCGACGCTCGGCGCCGTTGGCAATGGCAGTGCCATCGTGGCTCCGGTGTTCTTCTGCGGCGCTCAGTGCCTCGGAGAAGCCTGGGCCATGCGTCCGACGACGGTCGCCCGCAACGACATCGACTATGAGCGCAAGAACGGTCTCGCCATCAAGCAATGGTCGAAGATCGAGAAGCTGCGCTTTGGTTCGGGTTCGACCGATACGGCGAACTCGAAACAGAACGGCCTCGTTACAGGATATTTCAGCGCCGCGCTCGACTCGTGATGAGAGGGCGGGAGCAATCCCGCCTTTTCCTTTTCTCTTTTCCATTCATCGAAGGACCTCATCGCTATGGCAACAGTCACAGCAAATCAGAATGCCTTGCAGCCCCCGACTGGGGGGTTCCACGGCAACCTCAAGGTCGCCTATGGCAAGTATACCTACGGTGCAGCACCGAGCGCCAACGACCTCGCAAACCTGTTCAAGCTGCCGAAGAACGCACTCGTCGTCGGCGGATATTTGATGACCGACGACATCGACTCCGGCACCGAGACGCTGGAAATCGATGTCGGCTGGACCGCTAACGGCGGCGCCCAGACGGACGGTGTGCGCACCAACGACGGCACGAGTTGGACCAATGACGGCTATCAGGCTGTCTCTGCCGGATTCGTGGACTCCGGCGTCCTCTCTGGTGATGCGATCACCGACCTTACCCCTGCCGGCCAGAACTTCCGCCCCTTCCAGTTGAAGACGGGACCGAAGTTCTTCACCGAGGAAACTCAGGTGCAAGCCAAGATCACCGCTGCGGCCAATGCTGGCGGCACCGGCACGGTCTACGTCGTCGCTCACTACATCATGATCTGATCATCACAAGCACAGAGGGAAGGATGGGCGTGGCTCTCAAGGCTGCGCCCGTCTTCTTTTTTGGCGAGGAGCCCAATCAATGGAAGCCACCTTCATCGGCAATCCGGCAGATGAGAAGGACGCAGCAACGTCGATCAGGATGTTCGATGTTCTATTCCCTCTCAATGTCCCGGTTGAATTGCCGGAAACACTGACACCGGCACAGGTGAAGAAACTCGCCGGCAACAATCATTTCGTCCTCGATGGCTACGAAGCGGAAGCGGAGGTGAAGCCAACCTCAAACGGCAGCATCGGCACCGATGCGTCGGCTGAGAATGTCTCGGCTGCTGCTGTCAGCACCATTGCGCGTGCAAAGCCCCGCCGGGCAAAAGCGGAGGGTTAACATATGGCGGCGTTCGCGAAGTTCAATCCTTTCGTTGAATATGCCTTCGAAAAGGCCGTCAACCTCGGCTCCGATACGCTGAAGGTGATGCTGACGAACACGGCCCCGACATCAAGCAACGGCCTCAAAGCCGACTTGACGGAGATTTCGTCGGGGAACGGCTACACGTCAGGCGGCACGGCAGCAACGATCTCGTCGTCGG